ATCTTCGCACTTCTGCAGCGTCCAGACCGTACCTGGCTGGATCTCAGGCCCAGTAGATCCGTAGCCTATCGTCCAAGGATGGCCTCGCGTTCCAGGATCGGGATAGGAGGTTACGTTTCCATCAGGCAGAAGCTTAGCTAGCCCTTCAAAGGGCTTGATGAGTACATCTTTTGCTAGCAGTTTTGCCTCTTCATTCACGACTTACGGTTCTCTTCTGTTGCTAATTGCTTGCGTTTTTGCCACCAGATTTTGATGGATTCAGATTGTTTTTTCACCGACTCTTCAGATCGTGTTTTTCCAAGCCAGTGGCGTGATGATCTGCCTTTTTTAGCCTTGTCTTGCATATTATCTGCATCAGTCCCAAGAAACAGATGGTTTGGATTAACGCACTTGCGATTGTCACACTTATGCAAAATCAATAGCCCAGATGGTATTGATCCGTTGGTAAGCTCCCATGACATGCGATGTGCGTTTACAGGGGTTTTTGAATTTAGTGCAAATTGCCCGTATCCTGTTTGCGTAAATACAGACCACTGCCATTCCCAACATCCGCTCTCCACGCGACTTACCTTAGACCAAAACCGACATGCTATTGAACACTGTTTTTCTCTGCCCCCATTTTTTCTTTCAAACAGTTTGCCGCAGTGACTGCAATTGATTGGAATTTTTTTGCTCATGATTTTTGATACTTCTCTATCGGCCGACCGATAAAATAGAAACTCACCACCATCATAAACAAACTAAAATCGTTTTCATTCCAGTTGGACGTTAAAACTTCGTGCCACGGTGCATCCGATAAGAACGCCAAATAGATTGCACAAACCTTAACGGCAGCATACATACCGAAAAGACACCATGTAATGCCTGGGCGAACCAGTGCCGAGATTGCAGATACGAACCATCCGGCTGATTTTGCTGTTTCTGATTGCTCACGAAATGCCTCTTTGATTGCGTCTAATTGAGTAATACTATAGTCAACGTATTTTTCTTCTACGCGAAACTCACCGCGCATCTTCTCTAAATCGGTCTGGAGCCTAAACATATTCAACTCATGAGCGCGTTCATTCCCTTTATCTAGGAATTTCAGCACTTCCGGTGCGAGCCTGAATAAGCCACCGAAGATGGAACCTAATAAGCCGCCAGATAGTAAGTCAAACATAAAGCCTCACTTAAACAACAGCACCGCGAAAATAAGCATGACCTTCGACAACCTCGCACAGCTCAGGCGGCAGCAGGCTTCCATCTTCATCGAAATGCAAGACCGCTAACCCCGAGCACCACGGCACTGGGTTGTCTTCTAAATAGTGAAATGCCTCGGATAGTGGATCAGCAAGCATCCCAGTCGATATACCCCAGCGCCTGCCAGTGTAATCTGTCCAGCCTTTGATCTCCAGCAAATGCGTATGACCCGAGCATGTTGACAAACCGCTTTTCAAGACGTTGTTATAAGAACTGTGAATGCCTGAGTGTTGCAATCTGTGTTTAATCATGCAAACGTCATTGACCAGGAGCGACCAGCTCTCGGACCATTCAGGAATGTGATCGCTTAGTCGTGTGCCGCCAATGTCCCGGTATTCAGGCACCAGTCCAGCAAGACGCTTGTCGAATCGAATATCATGGTTTCCAACAGTGCGATGCAGAATCGTTCCAAGACCCTTGCAGGCTTTTACGATCTGATCCATGTGCCACTGCACAGCCTCTAATTCTTGTTTCAAACTTGGCTTGTTTTGCCAACCCTGCTCAGGCCCGTACCGAGATATAAGAGCACCATCAAGGATGTCGCCATTGGCAACGATCATGCTAGGTTTTAATTTTTTGATTAGTTTTAACATCGCAGTAAACGCAACGCTTGGCTCACCAGGCATGAAATGTGCGTCAGAAAAAACAAGTACGCAGCCCGTGATGTTTGCAATCGAACGAACTTTGTTTTCTGTGTGCTGGATCTTGATAACACCACGCTGATCGTTGGTGGTATTTAACGGGATATTGCGCTTAGCTTCAATGCGCCTGCGTCTATCGTGAACCCAGCGGAGGGCCATTCCAAGCTCTTCTGAAACAAGACTTGCACTACCAAGACGCCGCCAGACCGCTATAAACTCGTCGTCTGTACACTTTGCCTGAGGCATGATCGCTCCAAAAAATTGAAGACAGATGGCTTATATCACAGCCGCGATCAAGATCAAAGTGTTCTGCGCAATTCCTCTGAAAATTGTTTAACTTTCTTCAGAGGCCTTGTCTTTTCGTTCTTTTATTGCGTGATACCACTTCCAGATTAGCCATCCGGATTGCAATACAACATAGAGCAATGTTGCAATCGCAACCCATTCGTTCAGAGTCAAGCCGCCAATGGTCACCGCCGTTGTGATCGCAATAGGCGGGGCTGCTTTTGCGGCCTCGCTGAGTACATCAGATTTTTGTGCAGGTGACATGACGGTTTTATGTGTGAATGATGACGGTTATTTATCGTAAGGTTTTATTCAGACAACGCCCTTTCGGTTTGCAATGCGCTGATAATAAATTGTAGTCGTCCATCTAAAGTTCTTGGTAATCCTACAGCTTTTGAATAAGCATCAAATGCTCGGCTGCGAGCAAGCAATTGTGCACCAAGATCGTTTTGGCCTTGAGCCACAGCACGAATGGATCGCAAAAAGTCTGGGCTGCTCAATAGATCGTCAGCCGCCTTTTGCATGTTTGTTTTGTTTTTTGTCAACGCAGATGCCACGGCGACAGACAATCCAGCGCCAGGAACTCCCATAGCCCTTGCTCCCATTTCTAAGCCAGTTGCAATTGCCCCTTTTTGCGCTGTTTGTAGAATGGTGCTCATCAGCGACTCTGCGCTAAAAAGTTGATCTTGTATCGCCTGAATGCGACCGGTTGTAATTCTTTCCCTTGTTGCAGATGAAATGCCTTTTGAAACCTTGTACAAATCTGCAAGTTGCGTTCTTGTTGCGCTTGGAAGGTTAGTCATAAGCGCGTTAAACGCTGGCTTGTTTTCCATCAAACCTTCATAAAATCTAGCGTAGCCGCCGAAATCTACTGCGCCGTCTCCAGCGGCCTTGCCAAATGCTGTTCGCAAACCAGAAGCAACAACCTCTTGGCGCATGTCTGATGGGACGATTTTAAGAAGACCAATAAGTTGCTTTTCATCGCCCTTTGCTAGCGCGTTAATCGAACCATCTAATAGCGGAACCATCGAGCGATGAAGATTTTTTCCAAACAACGCAATCATGTCGTCTTGCACAGCAATTCTTTGCTTTACCGCTGCATTTGCCGCTTCTAAAGCATTACGAACTCCGAACTGACCAGCAACAACTTTTTGATCTTCAGACAAAGCCTTGTATAGCTGCTTTACATCACCCTGAGACGCATCACGGAACGGGCCTTTGCCACGTAATGATTCGCCAATATCTTTGCGCAACTGATCGAGCAACCCATAGGTTGGCAACTTATCAACTTCTTGGCCATCAACCTTTACTTTTCGTGGCGATAACTTAGCAAGCAAATCCTTTTCAATAGGGCTTAAATTTTCTCGACCACCAAGATTTATACTTTTTTGCTGAAGATAGTCTAATAAGTTTGTCGCGTTAATTTCAGTCGTTAGTGGAATTGATGGGTTAATAGTATTTGTAAACAAATCATCAGATTTCTGCGCTAGGCGATCAACCTCTGCTTGTAATTTCGTCTCTATTTTTTGGCCTAATGATGCGTAGTCTCTTGAGCCTCCAGCTTGATCGATAATTTCGTTGATTTTTTTACTTGAGTCTGCCAAACCCTGAATTTCTTGCGCACGGAGCTGCGAACCTGGAATTGACTTTACTGCTTGAGATAATTCTCTAAAAGGCTGGCTTGTCGTAATGTGATCTGGTTGTAAAAAATCTAAAATGCCAAGTCGTGATGCGGCTTCTTGCGTTGCAAGATCTGGCCTTGCTTCGCTTGCTAAAATCTGTTGCGCTCTTGTTTGCCTTCCAGGAACTATTGATGGCGTAGCAGCTCTGCGTGCCGCTTCGGCCAATTCCTGTGCGCTCGCAGGCGGTGTTGGCGCTGCGGCTTGCGGCGGTCTTGCGCCTAATGGTTCAGCCATTCCAGCGCCTAATGGCTGTCCAGCGCCTGGTACGGTTGGCTCTACACGAGGTCTTGCGGCAGGCTGCGCGAACATACCCTTGCCTGCCTCGCGCATTGCACTAATGCCTCTTGAAATGGCTTGTCCAGCGCCTCCGGTTGCGCCAGCTAGCAGCGTTTCGCCAACATCAAATTCGCCACCAGCCATTTGTTGCGTTGCTTCAATACCTGCCTGTGTTCCAGCACCAGCTAATGTAGCCCCAGTTACGGTTGCAGCTCTACCCGCTGGAGTAAATGCAGCAAGACCGCCAAGAACTCTTGGAATGTCGCCCATCGTAACGCCAGGAGGGATTACATAGTCACGGCCATTGATTGATGACCGCATAATGTAATTTCCACTGTCGTCTTGAAACACCTCTGTATTCGGAAAGTTTGTTTTTACAACGCGAGTAATTTCTTTTGGCCCTGCCAGCATTGTTCCAAGACCAGTTAAAGCCGATTGGAATGTAAATGAATTTAATTCCGGCATTGTCGTCCACTCGGGCAATGTTCTTGTTGCCTCTGTCTGCCTTAGCTCTCCCGTGAATGGATCTCTAATTTGTTGCAGTAATGATGGTTCCTGTTGTATTGGAGCCGGTTGTATTAGAGCCTGTTGCATTGGAGCTGCTTGCGCCGGTTGGTTTTGAGCGCGTATTTCTGCAACACGAGCTTTTAATTCAGGCGAATCAGGCGGCACATCGTCTGGAATGTTATCTATAGTGATGCCATCTTTAGTGGTGATCGAATAAGCCATCTTAATAATCCACTCTTATGTTTCGCTGTGGCATTGTTGGCTGCGATCCGGCTGCTGGCTGCGTTGCTTGTGGTCTATATGGCTTTGGTGCTCCACCAATTAAAGCCTTAATATCATCATCAAACAATGACCCAAGCGAATTATCATAGGTGGCAATTGCTTCAAGAGAATATTGATTTTTTCTCAACAAATCTCTTGCTCTATCACCAAGTTTTCTTTGTCGTTCTGCAAATTTTCCAGCATATTTTGCAAGTAGTTTTCGACCATTCTCTGTTTGGCTTAACTGCGGGAATGCATCCAAAAATGCTCGCATTTCAAAATCAGTAGTTGATCCAGATCCAGGTGCTCGTAACTGTGTTGCGCCTCTTGTTTGCAAGGATTTGGCCAAAGTGTCAGCAGTTACAGTATCGCTTTCTATACCTAAATTTGATTTCAAAGTTGTGCTTAATTGAACTAATTTCCCACCGCCTTTGCCGCGCAGCAATTGTTCAATAGCGCTAGCATCTCTTGCAAAATTAGATGCAACATTTGCGTTTCCAACAAGACTAGCAACTTGGTCTTCATCTATTTTTAATAGGGCTTTTTCTGGCTCTGGTAATTTTACGCCAGCGCTTGCTGTAGCCGTAGCCATTGGTCCTATATTTTGAACTTTTATTTCGCCTGTTTCTTTGTTTTGTTGCACCACGGCTTTAGTAGGGTCAACAGAAATTCCTAATTCTTTTTGTTGAGCAGGATTAAGAATTTCGTACCCTGCTTTTGGAGCAACAACTTGAACCGGCTTGTTATCTGGGCCAACACCCCACACACCCTTAACATCAGGGCCAAGCATTGTTTTTGTTTCTTCCGTGGAAAGAATTCTAAATGCTTGTTTCCCAGCATTTAATAACTCCTTGCTTAGGTCTGGAAATCCAGCTTGATTTGCTAGCAATGCTGTGCTTGCAATAACAGCATTGGGGCTAAGTCCTGCAAGTTTTCGCATGTCTCGCAATGCTGTAGCATCTTGGCCAGAATTTTCAGTAGCCTCAATTAAACGATCAATCTCAGACATGGCGACTTCTTGATTGCCACTGCGTAATGCGCTAGCAATTGGAAGCGCAGATATAAGCTGTTGCCTTACTTTTTCTTTCCCAGTTCTTTCTGTCAATGCCATTAGATTTTGGCCGACTTTTTCTGGTGTTACCAGCAATAAAGGGGCAAGCGTTTTTTCTGACGGGTCGTTCAGATATGCAGCAGATCGCTCTGCATAAAGTTGCTGCTGTTGCTGCGCCTGCTGTAAAGCCAGCGCCCTTTGCTCTTGTTGAAACTGCCGCTCTTGCTGCGCTGCTTGAATATCAGCAATCCCAGCGCCAAACTTTAAGCCGCTGATAACCGATGCAAACGGATCTAGCGGTGTTACTCCATAATCGTACGGTGCTGGCATGTTATACGCCTCCAGGTGGTAAACCGAACGGTGTTGGCATATTCCCGCCGAGATATTCTCCGCGCTCAATAATTGGCGCAGGCGGCTGCTGACCAAAGACGCTACCAAAACCAGGCACTTGCCCCGTAGCCATTTGGTAGCCCACGAACTGGCCAGGCAAATTAAATAGCCCACCAAAAGCACGACCCTGTGCAATTTCAGATCCTGCGCGAGCAGCTCCTTGCTGGCCAAGCAATCCGCTAATGCTTTCACCTAGCCCCATGCCCGATGCTGCCTGCCTCGCAGCCGCAGCCTGACCGACGCCAGTAAGATATTGCTGTACACCAAGACCAGCACCAGCCAAGCCACCAAGCCTTCCATATTGGCTTTCAATTTCACGGGCAAGCATGGCTGGCCGAAACTGAGCAAGCGCTGCTTGTATGTTGCCGCCTCGCAAACCACCCGTGGCCGACGCCCTAGCAAGCAATGCCTCCTCGCCTTTTTGCACTTGCGCCTGAAATCCTGGGCGTCGCTCCAGCGCTGCAATAGCGGCCTGCTCTGCCTCTGGGCCTCTTAAACCAAGCAAAGCCTGCTGCTGCTCGAATGCTCGCTCTCCAGCCTGCGTAAACGGCGCAAGACCGGCCATTGCCGCCCCGCCTGCCTGCACATAAGGCGAGAGCAGTTTCGTCATCTCATCGAACTGTCTTTGCTGCTCCGCAATGCCCATTTGGGCGGCTTCAACTTGCGCCCCAGCAGCCTTGCTTGCCGCACGAGACTGCATTGCCGAACCGACAAGTTGCGATCCAGCGACAACCAGTGCTGTTGTTGGCTCAGGCATTATGAAACTCCTTGATGTAATCCTTAAACTCTTCTCCGTACAAACGCATGATTTTTTCTGAAATTTCTGTTGTCTTCAGCGAGCCGTGCGTCAGCAAAACCGCCATGAGCACTAAATCGTAATATCCAGCTCGCCACATATAGGCTCGCTCATCTGCACGGCCCTCGCGCTCTGCCTGATCCGATGCCTGCCATTTTAATATGGCCATCGCAATAACGGGCAAGAGCATCCCAGCGTGTTGCATGAAGAACGCATTACCAGGCAGTGCAACCAGCGTATTCCAGATCAGCGCATCGAGGTCTTTACGCTCAACTTGCTCACCGTCCGCAAAATCATCCAGCGTCTGGATAACATCGAACATCGTCATTAGCCAGTTTACCGCTGGCTCTGGCAATAAAGCTTCCAGATTTTCACGCAGTTTCATATTCTTCCCACGCTTGGCATGATCTCATGTCGTGGCAAATGAAATCAAAGTTGCGGCAATAGCCGCGATACCCAGCGTCCTTATCCCAAGCGTTCACGGGTATGCGCTCCATCTTAATCTGCATATCCGGTGAATTATCGAAATATTCACAATTTGAGCAGCGACGACGGCGAGCCTCGGCTTCATCCACTTGCATTGCCCTAGCTAGCGCTATCCAGTAAGGCTTATTCGCTCCGCGTTCATTAGAAGGATTCTCAGGCCCAAGCATCCAATCCTCGATGACCATTTCTGTGTTATCTCGGTTTTCAGCGACCGTGATAAACGTATCTTCAGGAATACCTGAAAGAATGAACGTAGGCATCTTTGCGTCCATCATGTTATTTCTCTCCCTGATACGCGAAGCGTAAGAGCTGTCGCCGCGCTTGCAATCGTGCTGATAAATGCGCCTGGATCAAGTTCGTGTCCGACCAGCTCTGGGCAGAGATAAGTTTCACCAGGCACTACAGTTCGGTCATCAATAATGAGGTTTGCATTGCCTGCTGTACCTCCTGATTGCACAAGGTTTACGCTAAACGAGCGATTCACGGTATCGGTGTTCGTCACCGTGGCTTTGTCAATCAACGCTTTCGCTAGTGTCGCGGTATATTGTGTCGTCTGCGTTGCCTGCATCTGCAAAGGCGCAACGAGTGTCTTAACAGTCACAGTCATGACGGATAACTCCTGATGTTATTCGAGACAGTCAAAATAATGCTCGGAACTGCTGGATGCACCCCTGTCGCCGGAAATGCCGCAATAGTCGCAGCAGTGTTTGCGACCTCCCACATAATCTCAACGTAGTCGCCAGCTTTCATGTCAACCAATAGGTTAAACGCCTGAAGCAGCTCTGAGTTGGCATTTTGAATTGTAAGGTAGAACGCGGAATTTGGAATGTTGGTTCCGTTTTTTCGCATCCAAACCCAGACTTCACGATTTGCGCCACCCGTCGAATCAAACTGAATCGATACCTGGAAGTTATACACGCCCTCGGTATCGACGACAATATGCGAGGTCGGCGTTCCGATAAATACGCCTTCGCTCAAATCGGTGCTGTTAAAAGTGATCGGATACGCGGTATTAATTGCCGCTGCGGTCTGTGTCGTTGTGTCATAAAACTGCCCGAACCTTGTGCGCTTAGGCGGCACACGAGCCGGAGCCATTTGCAGCCCGTCAACCACGGTGGCAAGGCTTCCCAGCAATGCCATAGCCTGGTTCACTTTGTTTTCAGTGGATGCAATGCTGACCGACGTGCTTTGAGCTAGCGCAGAAATCTGATCGAGCGCTTGCATTGCTTTGTTTTCACTGATCGAGCAACAAACCGCAACCTCTTGCGCGAGCGTAGCAATCATGCCAAGTGCTTGCACGGCCTTTTGCTCGGCATTGCCAGCGGAGATTGTGGTTGCTTGTATCGCATCTGGCGCAACTTCAGCGACCACTGCAAACAGATTCTCAAACTGCTTGATCTGCTCGAAATCATCTAAAAACGATGCTAGCTGATCTCGCGTCAACCCTAGCGGTGGCACTGGCCTTGGCATGTCATGCCGCCAGTGGCTCGATCTGAGCCTCTAATCGAGCGATAGAGATATGCGCGTCTGTATCGCCTCTAAAACGCTGTATACGCCAATTTCTCATGTTGCCCATCTGAAACCATGTAATTCGCTTTTGCGTCGCTCCTGTGGTTCCTACGCTTGTAAAGCGATCTTGACTCCAAGATGATCCATCTTTGGAATATGACGTAGAGATTTGCGGATTGAGACCGACTTGCACACGACCCGTCAGGCTGACCAGCTCCATCTGGTGGAATATCGCACCTAAAGATTGGTTGTAGACGATGATCGTTGAAAACTCCCAACGTACTGTCTGGCCCCAATGACTTCCGATGGTGTTATCAAAGTAGCCAATGCTTGAGGATTGCGGATCTCCGACGAGCCATTTGTCGTAAGCCCAGACAAAGTTTTTTGCACGATATTGTGAAAATCCGACGACAGTGCTCGTGAGCGTGAACCAGACCAAGGACTTAAGTTCCCGCGATGCTTGTTCATCGAAAACAATGGTTCTATCGGGAAGATGAACGTAGAGGTGTTGATGCGCTCTGTCATTTCGAGCCTCCAGCTTAACAACCGCGAGCTGCGCTTCCGTGTAGGTCAGCAAGAGCATATCAATCTCTTGCGAGCTAATCTTTTCGGTTGTTGCGTTTGCGCCTAAGTAAATTCCTGGCGCTTCGTTTCGTCCTGATCCAAGAAACGCAATGCGCTGAACAAATTCACAGCAAGCAAAAGTGCCAACAACGCCTTTTTGAATCTGAGCGCCATCAATGCGCTGGAACGGGAAAAACTCAGCGCCAACGTTATCAAATACCTCAATTGTATTTCGATTAAGAGCATAGACTTCGTTTCGCAGTTTAATGAGAGCAACAATCGGATCTGGATCGACCTCCGACGAGCCATACTTCAACGGGTCAACTTGCAGCGGATTGCTCAGTTCTGTAATAACAAGACTCGTTCCGTCAGTGGTCATGAAATAACCATCGATCCAACACACATCAATAACAACACCAAGATCTGGATCTGTAACTTGTGTCAGCACTCCGTTCCAATAGTAAAGCCTGCCACCAGAAGCAATCGCTAGTCGATCAAAGCTGTAATCAAACGTCACAAGCGTATTAACTGGCCCACCAACGTCTCCAAGAATTGTCACGGCTCCATTAGACGCAACAGTAACTAACTTGGTTCCCATCACGCGATAGCAGATGCCGTTCCAGTTGATGCCACCGCGATCAATACCTGGGCCTGTTCCATTTGCCACGATGCCATCGGCTGGGCGCAAGTATTCCGAGCTGATCCCAGAACCTTTTGGCGTTGGAACTAAATTGACCGGATAAGCCGTGCGAATGTCTGGCCCATTATCCGTATAAATGCCTGAAAGAATCGGGATTTGCATTTTTAACCTAAAAACAATAAAGCAATCCAGCCTGGCGTTGCCGTTGCAATCGCATCTAGGATCTCGACCTTGCCGCTTTTTCTAATGTATTGATTTACTTCATATCCTATGCCAACCAATGTTGTTGAGTAGGCAAAAAACCATCCAATCCCAAAATGCAAGAAAATCTTTATCCCTACAAATGCAAAAATTGTCACGATAAGACCTAATACTACATGTGCTAATTTATCTTTTTGAAAATTCACCATTTTGTTTTTGCCGCCCAAAATGCCGCGCTTAATTTGCCCTTGGCGATATTCTTTGCGTGCCGAGCCATAAATGATTTTCTTCTTGCAGCGTCGGCCTGTGATTCGCCCTCCCGCTTAGGCGAGCCTGTTACACCTTGCTGACCAAAGCGAATCGTCTTAATCTCATCGCCAACTTTAGCCACCACCACGTGGCTTTTTGTAGGATGGCTTGGCGTTTTCTTCGGCTTGTTGTAGCCAGAAACTCCGACTCTAGCAAGCCTCGGATCTTTCATGGCTTCTACAAACCTTGGCCTGGCGTGATGTATACATCAGCAGGGCTGGTTGCAAAGCCAGTGAAAAACGCATTATTACTCAGGCGCAAAATCTCTACGGCCCCAGGAACAAGCACGATTGTATTCTGTGCTGTTCCAGCAACGATTACCGCTGCGCGAGCTGTTGCTTGCGTTGCTGTTGCGCCAACGCCTAAAAATACTGTGTACTGCGAATTATTGATGATGCGATATTGCCCATAGCCTTGCGTTATCTCGTTAACAATAACTTGCAAAGGCGTTGGCGGCGCTGCGTTCGCAACGAAATAAGCAGTTGGCCCTAGCGGCTGAAATGCAAATTGTGATGCTGCGTTACTCATTTCTTCATTCCTATAAATAACATCTTAATTTACCTGTTTTCCGCTTCTCTTGCTTCAATCTCATAGGGATTGTTACGGTATCCGTATCGCAAGCTCCACCACAAGTATTGCACCGCGAACTTTAACTTGCCATCCCGCTTCATTTGCTCTAAGTGCTCAAGCTCATGCTTAATCAAACGCTCGTTTGTTTCCCAACCCGGTGCAACATAAACAACATTCCAAAACAAAGCCATGCCTTTAAATCCCGTAAGACGGAACCACCAAAGAATCGGGCCTGATGCAGTTTGGATCACAGCCGTTCAGCTTGAGCTGTTTGATACGCCGCAATCACTTCAGGCGTATGCACGGCAGCGCAAACGGCTTGCACTTTGGCATCTTCGCCGCTGTAGTCATCGCCAGGGGCAACAACGTGGCGGTGAAAATTGCTACTAATTTCAACACCATTTTCTTTGATGGCGGTCTTTGTGCGGACTTGGACGCTACCGTTTTCAACTACCTCAATACGGTCAACCACAATTACTTTTTCAAGTGCCATTACTATCTCCAAAAAATATTACATTCCTTCGGCCCAAACAGTGAGCGTTGAAGACGCAAGATCAACCGGCGATCCTGTGTTGTTAGTCAGCGTTGCTGTGATTTGACCGGGACTTGCTTGACTAACCGCCGCCGTCAACGTCAAGCCTGATGTGCTGATGCTCAACACAGCGTAGCACACCATCTTAAACTCAACGCCGGGAACAGACACCACAACGCTTTCGCTTGCACCATCAGCTATGCTGCCAGGATCCCATGTTTGCGACACGCCAAACGGACTCGGACTTACATTGCGAATCGTTGTGCCCAACACGCCAGATACAAAACTCATTACATTTTGATAATTAAAATCAGATGATGCAGCTTTTGCTAATACATTGCTGATAAATCTAGGAACACCACTGTTAAAAAGAATTCCGATAAAATTTGCAGGCCTTGCGCCAGTAAACAAAATATCCACGTTTCTAACAATTGCATTTGCTGCATCAAATTGAATTGCGCGTGAATTTGCCGCGCCACAGTTAACCAGATGAATACCATCTAATGTGACGTTTGCACCACCAACATAAATGGATCTACCGGTGCAATTATTTAATTGGACACTCTTTAGACTTGAATATGGCTGCAGTATTGTAATTGCCAGGTCGGGTACAAAATTACCGTAAACGCTATCAATGTCTGATCGAATATCTGCATACAAAATAGAACAACTTATTGATACAGCGTTGATGTTTTTAACAGTTGGAACGCCTGTGATTGATCCATGCAAATAAATGCACACGTTGTTTGCGTTTGAAGCACTGATGTCAATAAAATCAGCTCCATCAATAATTGGACTCGTAATTTGCGTTCCAACATCAATAATTCCACGATCTGCGGTTGGGTGATCGTATGCAATAACATTCCTAATTGACGGGTTTTCGCAAGATGCAATGTTCAAAAACCCGAGATCATTGTTTTCACCAGTAACATTGGTGATTAGTATGTTTTGATTTAATCCAATTGGCCCACCAAGAGCTAAACCGTATCCATCGTTGTTAAAGAGCCGTGCGCCATCGACGACTGTAAACCTATTTCCAAACGTATATCCGGCATCCGGCTCAATATCAATGCCGCACTTAGGCAAAGTGCCGTTTGTGTTTTTATATTCGCCGCCGTTTACGGTCAAACGTAAACTGCCAATGACTGACAATCCATTTCTGTATGCGTTGTCTGCAATGCAATTGTTTAGAACAATATCAGTTGGATAACTGGCTTGCGTTCCCAAGACCGTGGTACTGACATACAGACCGTCGGACGTGGAATTTTTACAAACAACATCATTAACTACGATGTTGCTGCAATAATCCGTAATTGACAAACAATGCGACGCTGTTTGCATTGTAATGGTTCGGTTTGCTCTATTTCCATCAATTGTCAAACCATTGATTGCGCCATTTTGACAGTTAATAAAAAACATAACTTCGTGATTTGTTGTTACCGGCGCACTATTTTTCACTTTAATCGTTGCACCGTATCCTTCAACAACAAAGTTTGATTTGCCGTTAAACTTTAGTCCGTTTACATTATCTGAATTAACAATGTACGTTCCAGCCGGAAAAAACAATGCGCTACCGACGGATGGCATGGCGGCAATCGCATCTAAAATGGCATCTGTGTCATCCGTTATACCGTCACCAGTTGCACCGTAATCCAAGACATTGATTGGTGCCCCAGTAATCATCGAATACGAAACTTTTGTCAGCGCCATATAGATTCCTCGTCGTAAGTTTTTAACAATTTATGTCATGTAATTGATACTGAAATATATGTATCTGTTGTTATCCCAATCTTCGACATTAACAAAATTGTTTGTCGTGCCGGTAAGAGGAAACAATATTTCGGTTCCGTTTGTATAACTAAAACTTCTAATGTCTGTGCTTGTGGCGTTGTCGAACCAAGCGCCGCCACCAATTTGAGCCTCGTTCGTGTAACCCGTAAATGGCATTCCGGTCATGTACATCGTTCCAGTATGAGCTGTTGCATCATTTCTAACGATATAACCCTCTAACCGCACCAAACGTCCTATTTTGGTGTATTTGGCTGTCGTGGTAGTTGTAGTAACTTGAGTTCCTGTTCCAGATCCGACTCGTACAATTGGCGTCCAGTTGCCTTCTTCATAATCATTAAGCAACTCGCTTGTGCCTGTTCCAGCAGTAGCAGAAAAATCAATCCCATTTCCATTTGCCACCACCAGGTTACCGCTCGTCAACACCGCGTTCCCCGTGCCCTTCGGGGTCAGCGTAATTCCGATGTTTGTGTCGCTGCCGGTAGCCGAAATCACAGGGTTTGCGCCTGTCGCGGAATTCGCTACCGTCAGCTCATTGACTGCCGAGGCGGTCGTTGTGATCGTAATGACTTCGTTGTTGTTGTTATCGTTGATTCCCGTGGTCTGAATGGTGCGACCTTTGGTGAGGTTTGCAACCGTGACCTTTTTGGCTCCGCTTTGATCAATCGGAACCGTCTCTGTGCCTGCAAGAGGCACAGTTGCATTGGCCAAACTAGATATTTGGCTGATGAGCGTAGAAATGGCTTTTAACATAATTACACCACAAACTCGATGATTGCGTTTAACGGAGGAGCCTGCGTAAACGTTACATTGCCACTTGAAACAGAATAAGTATTCTGGTTTTGATATACGCCGTTAATGTAAATTGCAGACGGAACAAATGTCACTGCAAACACAGTTTGTGACCCAGTTCCGGTTGCATTTGAAGTAATTGACCCACCACCACCAGAATATAAATTATCTTGCAATGATGTATAAACAACGGTTCCATTTTTATTTTGAACCTGAATACTATAATTAGCTGCAACATATAACCTGACTGGTGTTCCAGCAGAAACTGGGTATCCAGCTAGTGTTCTAATTGGCAATGTTGCTGAAATTGTCTGTGCCGCATTTAAATAAACATTGATTGGATTACCAATGGGTTGCAGCCCCGCAACGCCAATCCATATATATCCATCTTCCAGCGGCTGACCATCAATATCAGCAAATGCTGGATATGGAGGCTGAACTAATACGGTTCCCATTATTTTATCCTTACGCTATGCGATACCAAGAATTAGTTGGCTGATAGAAACGAATGCGAAACTGATCGCCAGCAGCCAATACGCTTAATCCATTTCCATAAACAGCCGTCGCTCCGTTTAGACCAAGTGTAAACGCTACGATCTGCTGAGTTGTTGTCACCAAAACCTCTGTTCCATCTGGCGTTGCCGTATTCAGCGGAAGCGTCACCGTTCCCGTTGCCAATCCAGATGCCGGTTGCAATAAAATCCACTGTTGCTGCGAAACGGGCGTTGGCACAGCGATATTAAAGCCTGTGCCTGGTGTGTATAGATTTGTTGCAAGCGTTGGAGCTGCAAACGTCTGCTGGAAATACTGCAACAGCGCCGATACCGGAAGCCTGCGTGAGTCGCCGTTATTTGGCGTGAACAGCACAAACTGATCGCCAGCAGAGACCTGAGATAAGAGCGGAAGCTGATTGATATATGGCATAACGGCCTCAGTAGTATCGATTTGTCATGATCGGCAACAGCGGCCCTTCTGGGCCTGTCAGAACCGGATCAACAGGCGGCGCAACAAACGGATCATCGACGCGCCACGGCTTATTACCAGCACCAGCAGGCATTGTAGATGGGAGCTGTTTCTCTAGCGGTGCAGCAGCTCTTTGGAGCAACACATCAAACGCAGCCTTTGCTGCCGCCTTTGTTTCTGCAGATACCGTCTTCCCAAACGCAGGACCAATCCTTATACCTAAATTGGTATAAATTGCCTCATTCGCTGAATCAGGCACAAAGGTTTCTTCATCAAGATCAGAGTTCTGCGGATAATTCGGCAGCGGATAACCGAGCCTGATGCCCATGCCGTTCCATGTCGCCATCATCGAATCGAGACGGCGCAGCGCTGATTGCAATTGCTCTGGCGTTAAATCGAAAACGTATGAGGCAAGACCAATCTCCTCAAACGCTTGAACAACAAACTGTCGCTTAGTCCACGCCATGCCCCAGCTCCTCGCTAATCATTTGCAGCAACCTCTTATCAGATGTTCTGCCATCGAACTTGATTTTAAGCGAGTTTGCTTTTTCCTCAAGTTCTTGACGAGTCGGTGGTGCATTGTCTGCTGGAATCTTGTTCGGATTGAGCGCTTCGGCCTTTGTAAGAAACCATCCATTTGCCAGCGCCTGATTGAGTTCGGCCTCGTCATAAACAGACTTCAGCCCCCACGATTTCGCATTCTTGTGCTCGATATACTCGCCAGGCGACTTAAAAACGTGCATCGGAAAGATCATGTGTATCTCGCTACTTTCTTTGCAATCTTAGCAGGCTGCTTGACCGTTTTGCCTACGCCGCCACCCGCTCGCTTGGCCCTGCTGGTCGCCGCATACTCTGCTGGACTTAGTGCTTGAATTGCTTTGGCTGGCAGATAACGCTCGCCGGTTTCTTTGCTTGGCTTGCCGGACTTGGTGCGCCAATCCTGTTTTGTCCACTGCGATAACGCGTTGGAAGGCGATTTCTCGCCTTTGTATCCACCGCCTTTTTCTTTGTAAATCTTTACCGCTAACTGCATTGCCCTAGCTGAGTGACCGCCCAGCTTTGAGACGGCTTGTTTTTTAGCAGCCTCCCAAAGTCTGGGCTTGGTCTTTACAGCCTCGCTCATTACATCTTTTTCTTGGCCGGAGCCTTGGAAGGCTTTCCGGCTTTCATGGCAGACTCACGAGCTGAAGACAGCGCCATTGCCACAGCCTGCTTTTGTGGCTTGCCGCGCTTCATTTCCATCGAGATATTCTTCCCGATGGTCTTTTCACTGTAGCCTTTTTTCATAGGCATGGTTTACATCCTGTAAGTAAAGAATGTCGCCGCAGCGGTTTTGATAGTCACAAATGAACCCGATGTGGTTGCAGCAACTCCACCAGCACCAACAAGCGTATTGCCAGAGCCTGCCGAGCTTACAGTCGCAGCGTTAGTTGCACCTGTATTCACGACGCTCCACTGGATGGCATCACCAACGTTGAGCTGAAGCGCTGCGTCAAGAGTTGCGCCCGTGGGCAGAACCAAAGAAACAGCGGCAGCAGTTGTTGTGGTGATAACGCCGTCCAGAATCGCGCCAATCATTGCAGCATCGGTAGCCGCACCCGTAGTGTTAAGCGCTACAGCAGCCGTGCTAGCACGAACGCCTGTCAACTCAGGAATCGTTGGATCGGTTCCTGCGTTATAAAGCAATACCGTAGCGCCTGCGCTGAACTGGATGGTTGCGCCTGAAGCAAACGGACCGTAAACGGTGATCGCATTGCCAGAAGGCGTACCAAGCAGATCCTGCTGATACGGGAAGTTGGGGAAGCCAACAAGCTGATAAACCTGGGCTTCAGCGATAGTCGCAACCGCAATGCTCTGACCAGCGGTCAGGGTTACGGTTGCATCGCCAAACGGATAAACAATCTGAGACATTTTTTAATCCTTTCCAATTATGTCTGATTGAACAGGATGATCCCGCTCATCTCAGGCTGCTTGTTGACCACACCGAACAGCGTATCAAGACGGAACTTGATTTTCATCGTGTTGATGTCGTAAAACTTCTGCATTACCAACTCGATACCCTGGTCGGTCGTGCCACGCATAACAGCAGTGCCAGCATCCGAAGGAACCGCAAAACGGCCAGGAAGAATTTCAAGAGCGTCTTTCTGCCAGAATGGGTTGATTGCCGATGCAGCGACGTTAAGGTAGTTGATGTTTGCAGCAGCAGAAGGCGTAACTTGTACGTTCTGATACTGCGCCGAAGCATCGCTACCATCAAGGCCAGAAATGATCGGCGGCGAAATCACCAGAGACGTTGCGCTGGGAACCGAAATCACACGGAAAGTCTTGAGACGACCCGTTGACTGCTTGGTGATGTGATGCACAGCATTAACGCCGTTGATCGTAAAGCAATCACCAGCGACTACGCCCGTCGTATTGCTGACGGTCACAGTCTGGAAGCGGTTATCGACATTTGAAACCTCGCCGGTTGCAGCAACCGAGGTGGCCTGCGGAACGTAGTTATTGCCACCAGCAAGCGTCGTGTTGATCGTGTCGCCAGATCCACCAGCCGCTGCAATACGGTTTGCATAATCAAGCTTGTAGGTCTCGAAGTTTGCAACCATACCGACAAAGGCTCTTTCATAAGCAATATTGCTCTTATTGCCTGCAAAGGAGCGTTGCGCGATACCAACAGCAGCGGCAGTTGCACCCTGGAGGTTCGATGCCATGTTGTTGTAGTCGCGGCTCGAAAGCGCAGCGTAGCGGTCAAACATCTGAACGCCCTGCTCGTTCATTAGCGCATCGGCTTCTGCAAGATCATCGAAACCGGTTGCAGATCCGGTGCGGATCACAACCAGCGTACCTTGCGCAGCAGCAACATTCATGATCTGGATGTTGATGTCCGATGCAAGTTTCTGTTTTGCAGATTCGCCCAGGCGCTGCTCTTGCAGTGCGTCGCGCAGCTCAACAGCGCTCATAATCCAAGGCACGGAGCGGTTAAAACCAATCGTTGACGGCACGGAAAGCTGTGTGTAGTCCTTAAAGTTTCCCGTCATATCGAGCGTAAACGAACCGCCGAATGACTGAGAAATATAGGGCTGCGGACGCCAAATGACGTTGTTCGCCCGTTCCATCATGGTTTGGTCGGTGTTATAGACGGTCACATTGCGCGAAAGCACAAGTGCGTCATTAAAACCTTCGAGGATGTCCTCAAAGGCGACGATTTCTTCTTTACTAAATGCGTTACTCACTTTTTACCCCTTTTAGGTTTTTTGGCGAAGCTGCTGCTTGTATTTGAAGACCTTGCTCATATCGCCAGTCCTTGCAGCCTCTTCACGCAAGCGTTCTAATGTCGAATCCACCGACCCACTGACAGGCCCAGTCCCACTGACGGTTTTCATCACAGGCGGCGGTGTTTTACGATTTACTTTCAACTGCGTCTCCAATTTGGCGACGGCAAATGCAAACTTCACAGGGTCTGTAATCGCTGCGAGTTCCTTCGCCTTTTTCGGGTTCTTTCCAAGTGCGTAAACGACCAGTGCTGGATTCTCACACCCTGCGATCAACACGCCTTGCTGTGTGACCGAGAGCATCTCCTGCGCGATTGCCTCTGCATCTTCGTAATCGTTGACGCGAAGTGTGGTTTTCGATTCGTCGTAGGTTCTAAGTTTATCCGCCCACGCTTTGTGCTGGTTCTCTTCCTCAGCTCGCCGTGCAGCGTTTATTCGCTCGACCTCGTCACGCTTTCGATACCAATCCTCTAACGCAGTTTCAAATCGTTCAGTATCGTAGTCAAAATCGCTCAGTGCTGGCTTTTGCCCTAAAGCAACCGGTTTTGGCTCAGTTGTTTTTAGCCTATCTTCCAGCTCTCGGTTCTTGCGCTGCAATTCCCGATGCGACTTACGCAGTTCTCTAACCCAATCTGGCGCTCGGTTTTCCTCCGGAGGTGGCGACTCCTCCCCGATTGTGATCGTAACTTCTTCCGGTGTTTGCTCCTCGATTTGAGGCGCTTCTACTTCTGGAATCGGTTGCTCAATAATCGGCGCTACTGCCTCTTCACTCATTTTAACCCCTTCTCACGACATAGGCTGCGTGGTTGCCATTTCAGGCGACATCATACTCCGAATTGCCCTTATATTGTCAATATCCTTCCCAGTGGTTTCCGCTTCGGTTTTAGCAAGCGTCTCAATCGTTTTTGCCTGCGACAAATCAGCATCCGCTAAAACCTTAATCGTATCGGCTCGCGCTCTTGCGGCTTTGGCCTGCGCCTCTTCTGCGGCTGCGGCCAAGAATATCGAGTTTGGATCTTGTCCCTTGCCTTGCAGCTCGGCCATGAGTTCTTGCATTTCTTCGTCTGTTGGTTTTACAACACCCAGGCGCACCAGTTTTTTGCGGAAGAAGTCTCTGACTTCAGTAATGCCTTCGCCTTCCATATTCATCATCGCCATCGCCTGCAAAACCTGTTGCGTCTCTGGGTCAGATGTTATCGCCATCATCCCAGTGAGCGCACGAACCGTCGCAGCGCGACGCGAAGTCGACGAAGGCCCAACATCAACCGCCACATCAAACTCTGCTTTTGAAAGATCATTTTCCATCTCCACCGCGCCAGTTGGCGACAACACGGGTTTTGAAAGCTGAATCGTTTCCATTTCGCCCTGCAAGCCAAGGCCCTTCATCTTGCGGCCTTCTTCGACATAAACATCTTTTGCCATCGAAAGCCAGATCTCACCGCAACGGCGAATTGCCTTAGACATATTCGACATGTAAATAAACGTCTGCATGTCCATGCGCGTCTGAATCATCTCGACGGCTTTGCCGGATATATTGCTGACCATCTTATCGGCTTGTTGCTGGTTGCCGAGAATATCTGCCATGTCTTGCTCGGTAACTTGCATCAGCCCAGCCAATGCTGGAGGAATTGCAGCAGACCTTGTGTAAGCCAAAGGCCCAGCGGCTTGCACTTGGCCATTGGCATCTGTAAGCGGATTCAAAAGCAAGTAAGGATAATTCCTAAGATTATCCTCAGCCCACATTACTTGGTGACCCGCAACCTGTTCAGGCATCACAATTGGCTTTTCAATGCTCGAATATGCGCTGATCTCGCCGAGCTTGCTCAATTGCATGTTCTTGAGCCTCTGCGCGTCTTTAGCCAATCTCACATGGCCCATGCAACGCTCGACGTTATCAATAAACCACCTCTTTCCATACACCGGCACCACGGGAATGCAGCGGCCTGGAATGCGTCCCAAGTCTTCAAGAATCCGTGAGCCTGACATAATATAAGCGTGAACTGTTTTCTTTCTGACCCGCTTTTGTCTTACCTCACGGCTGCCAATCGCAATCAGCCTTGTTTCTAATTCCTCGTCTTGCAGAAAGTCTGATTGTGTATATCTCTCTTCATCGCCTGCAATGGTTTCGAATATTCTGATCGTCTCGGTTTTGTCCTCGACGCGATAATATTCGGCAACATAAACGACATCCGGTGTCGCCCAATCAAATTCATACTGGTGAATCTCTTTGGGCCAGGTCGCCGGATCATCGCCATACTGGTCTTTGTAGGCATCGCGTGACATCGCGGTAATCACAAAGCAACGCTTTGCATCGGCCTTGTCTTGTCGTTTCGCGTTTAAGTCAAAGAACACACTGGAGTCAGCATCGAAGATCGGCTCCATCGCAATGCGCTGCCGCTCGTCCTCGTTATCCTCTTCGTTTACATAAGTCGTTTTAAGCCGCCAGGCTCCAAAGCCACCGCCGACCGCTTCCTCGAAAGCATTGTCGTATGCTTCTTCAGCTCCTGAGTCTTGCTCATCTGCTCGATAGAGTTTGTCGCAAGTGTCGGCTAACTTGTCGTCTCTGGTTCCGTCTTTGCTAACAAAATCCACCGTGATTCGGTTGTTTCGGTATTCGTTCACAATCCGCATGACAGCCAACATGATTTTGTTGACCTCAAACTTAGGCTTGTTCGCGTATTGATCTCGCAGCGGTCCTTCCCATTGTGCCCCTGAGATGGAGTAAAACCGTCGGTCTTGCAGGCACTGAAGGCGCTCGTCCCTGAGTGCCTCTTGGATTTTATCGAACTCCGCTAACGCCTCGCCGTGGATTCGCCGCAGTCGTTCTTCTAAAGTTTCTCGCGCCATTTGCTCACCATTTGTTTGTGACGGGCAGAACATCGACCATGACGGGCTTTGCCTTTTGCACTCTTCTCACGCCCTCGCAAGCGTATCTGAGCGCGTCAATCACATGATTGTTTCTGTCATCTAGCCGAGGCGTTACCTTTTGCGTCAGTGGATCGATTTTATACGAATAATGGGTTAATTCGTCAATCGTGTGTTGACATCTCGGATGCACAATAATCTCAAACGATTTCAGCCACTCGACGCCTTCCTCAACTGAGTTCGGACCTTTGATTGCTGGCATGATTTTCTGAAAGCCATTTCGCCTCATATAACTGATCGTCTCAGGTCTACTTGAATCCGCAACGATAGGCCATTTCTCAGACTCTGGAACCGTTAAGAACAAACTCGGCGTGTCGGTAATCTCGCAACCAACCATATACGCCTCGTAATCCACATAAAGTTTTCGCCCTACTATGTGACAGCGAATCAAAACCGTTGGATCAATCGCAAAACCCCAATCCGCTCCGAGTCTGTGAACCGCATCATCTGGCGTATCAAACTCCTCGATCTTCCAATTTTTGAACACCCTCGATGAGCTGTTCGCCACATAACCACCGCGCCAGACATGCGCGTACTTATCTGGATCTCGGCTGCGATCGTATTCCATTTCGTGCTTAAGCACATCAGGAAACCACGGATTGTCTTCAAAGTTTACTTCCACCACAATTGCATTCGGCGGTGGATTTTCGCCTCTCAGTAAATAGTTCACCGGATCGCTAATATGGTTCGGATTCCATGTGAACCAGAGTTCTGAACCAGGCTTGCGGATCGTCGGCCTGAGCAGATCCAGGCTGCGCTGGGAAAGGCTCTGCGCCTCCTCAACCCAAGCCCTATCGTAGCCTTCTAAGGACTTTATGCTGTCAGCCGTGTGATTCTGCATACCTTGGAAAATAATCGCGCCATCGCCCTTCTTGGCCTTAATGACGGCCTCTTGCACCTCGAAATAAGCACCGGCATTCATCGCCTCGATCTTCAGCTCAAGCAGGCGTTTCACTGATTGCGAAAGCGACTTCTGCACTTCTCGGACACAAACCGAGCGGCTTGCAGGGTCCATAATGTGCGCCTCGATCATCAGCTCCGCAAAGAAATGACTTTTCCCGCTGCCGCGACCTCCGAAGGCTCCTTTGTAGCGAGCAGGCTTAATCAACGAAGCCGCCCAGCCTGGCGTCTCAATCCTTAAGGTTGTTTGCGCCAACGATTACTCGCTCGATCTTCTTAAACTCAATGGGCAAACCATCGATGCCGCTATGCTCGTGGCGCTGCACTTCCTTCCATCCCATTTGACACTTTGACCACCAGATTTGCGCCGTCGTATCGCCTGCCATAGCCTTTTGGAAGATACCCTTGCCGACCTGGGCGTTTGCTTTAGCCTTGCCATTTAGCAGCTCAGCAGAGAACTTATCGCGCAGCGTGTCAACGTGAATGCCATCTCGAACCAGCGCCGCGATCTGCTCAAACGGCACACCATAGCCAGACAGCGCCTCTACTTGTTTTCGCTCTGAATCTGTCGGCTCAAACGGCTTGCGACCAGCGCCAGCCCGTGCGCCACCGTAGTTTCTAGACTCAGTTTCATCTTTTTTAGGCGTTCGGGTTGATTTTTCAGGATCTAATTTCTTCGTTGCTTTCATTTGTAACCTCCGCGAAAGGTTCTCCTGTTTCTGCGTGCGTTGCAATTTTACCCGTAAAGTTCTGCCATCGCTTGACGATGACATCGCAGTATTTTGGGTCTAGTTCCATCAGATATGCAATACGGCCATTCTTTTCTGCCGCTACTAAAGTAGTGCCCGACCCTCCAAAACTATCCAAAACGATGTCACCGCCTTTAGTGTTGTTGAGCATTTGATATTCAAACAACGCGACAGGCTTCATTGTTGGATGCTCGCCGTTTCGACTAGGCTTATCAAATTCTAAAATAGTCGTTTGCTTTCTATCTGCTGCCCAAAGGTGGCCAGCGCCTTCTTTCCATCCGTACAAACAAGGCTCGTGCTTCCAGTGATAGTCCTGGCGTCCCATGACCATGCTGGACTTTTCCCAGATCAGGCACTGGCGGACAGTCCAGCCAGCGTCCTTGGCCGCGCCTCGGAAGTTGTAGCCTTCGGAATCAGCGTGCCAGATGTAGAACACAGCGCCAGGCTTCATGACCGTGTCGGCTGCCGTGTAAGCATCGCGCAAGAATTGTCGGAATTGGTCGTCGCCCATCTCGTCGTTCTTGATCTTGAGCGCGTCCTTGGTCTTGCCCTCGTAGGCCACGTTGTAAGGTGGGTCGGTCAGCCACATGTCCACCAGCTGCTCTTTGCAGAGCTTGGCCAGGTCGTCCATGCTGGTGCTGTCGCCGCACAAGAGGCGGTGCTTGCCCATCACCCAGATGTCACCGGGCACGGTGCGCGGGGTTTCTGGCAGCGGTGGTGCGTCGTCTGGGTCGGTCAGGCCCTCCGTTCCGACGGGTGCCAGCAGCTCCTTGATCTCGTCCAGGTCGAAGCCGGTCAGCTCGAGGTCAAAACCAAGTTCCTGCAAATCAGCAAACTCCACCTTGAGCATCTCAGTATCCCAGCCCGAATTGAGTGCAAGCCGATTGTCTGCAATTACATACGCTCGCTTTTGCGCTTCCGTAAGATGCTCGAGTCGAATGCACGGAACTTCGCTTAAGCCCAGCTTGCGAGCGGCAAGCACTCGTCCGTGGCCTGCAATGATT